GTGCCGCAGGCGAAGCGGCGGCACCTTACGGGTATAATACAGCAACTGGTAAACCAAATCCGGCACCAGCGGCAGCGCAACCAAACTACAATACACAAACTGGTCAGGCAAGTCCTGAGCAGATGCAACGGAATCGTGCCGCAGGTGAAGCGGCGGCACCTTACGGGTATAATACAGCAACTGGTAAACCAAATCCGGCACCAGCGGCAACTCGTCCACCATTGCCATCGGCACAGGCTGCGGCCCAACCTCGACCAACTAGACCGGTAGCAGACTTAACTGCACCACAGGCGGCATCAGGCCCAACTGAGTTACCAAGTGATTGGAAATTTGGTATGGCTGTACCTAGATCAGTGTGGAAAGCGGGTGACGATCCTAACAAGAATCCAAACAATCCTATAATTACGCATATGGTTAAAGTTAGAGATGCATTGTTTAAACGTGATGGCACAGAACAACCTGAAATACAAGATACAATTACTAGAGCAAGTAGAGGTCAAGCATTTGATCCCGGACCATTTACTGGCTGGGTTGATGAAAGTAAAAACGTATTAGAAGGACAAACAGAACTAGATGCAATCAAGCGTCTATTGGGTAAATAAGTTCTCAATAACCTCACTTAAAAGGTGAGGTTAACCACATCCGGCATAAATACTATTGACATGAGAGAAAAGTATGTTATACTCTATCTTGTGTTAGTTGCTTCATGGTGAAGCGGCGACAATAAAACAGACTCCAAGTCAATGAAATAAGGAAATTTATTATGGCATCTTTAGCAGAAATTCGTGCTCGTATTGCGGCACAAGAAAACAAATCAAACAACACTGGTTCTACCCAGCAATCAGACAACTCAGTCTACCCTCACTGGAATATGGATGAAGGCACAACAGCTAGTCTACGTATCCTACCTGATGGTAATCCGAACAACACGTTCTTCTGGGTTGAAAAACAAATCATCAAACTACCATTCAATGGCGTAAAAGGTCATCCTGAAATGAAACAAGTAATCGTACAGATTCCTTGTGTAGAAATGTACAATGATGGTTCAGTCTGTCCTATCTTGGCAGAAGTGCGTCCTTGGTATAAGGATGAGACATTGAAAGAAATGGCTAACAAATATTGGAAGAAACGCAGTTATCTATTCCAAGGTTTTGTTCGTCAAAACCCAATCGGTGAAGACAAGCAACCTGCGAACCCAATTCGTAGATTTGTTATCTCTCCACAAATCTTCACAGTTATCAAGTCTAGCTTGATGGATCCTGAAATGGAAGAATTGCCAACTGACTATATGCGTGGTCTTGATTTCAACATCAAGAAAACAAGTAAAGGTGGTTATGCTGATTACTCAACTTCAACATGGGCTCGTAAAGAATCTGCGTTGACAGAAGTAGAAGCAGGTGCAATTGAAAGTTTCGGTCTGCACAACTTATCTGACTTCTTGCCTAAGAAGCCCGGTGAAGCAGAACTCCGCGTTATGAAAGAAATGTTCGAAGCATCAGTTGATGGTCAACCTTTTGATAATGAACGTTGGGGCGCATACTATCGTCCATATGGATTAGAGGCACCTGCAGGAGCGACAGCGGCTAAACAACCTGAGGCAACACAAGCATCTCAGCCCGCAACAGCACCCGTAGCAGAGTCTGCTCCTTGGGATGAAGAAGTTAGCAAGGCAGAAGCATCTTTCAGTGAACCAATTGTAGTTCCTAAAGCAACTCCTAGTACTGATAAAACACAGGACATTCTAGCAATGATCCGTGCTCGTCAAAATAAGCCTGCTTAATTGAAATAGAGAACGGGAAACCGTTCTCTCTATTAAGGAGAAATATATGACACTACCAGACGAACGCTACCGTGCTATCAAGCAAGGTAAAAAGTTATTGGAAGAATTATGTGACCCTGGTAAAACACCCAGAGTTCCTAGCATAGTTCGTGACCGAGCAAGGGGTGCGTTACGGCACTACCCCAACGATTGGGAATTAGATTCATTAGCGGAAAAATGTCCCGATCTGTTAGACAAACAACCGTTTAGTTTATATACTAACGGAACACATCGATAATTAGGAGATACAATGGCAAAACCATTTGATGTAAGTAAATTTAGAAAAGAGATTACGAAGTCTATTGAAGGACTTAGTATAGGATATAACGACCCAACTGACTGGGTCAGTACAGGAAATTATGGACTTAACTATCTTATTAGTGGTGATTTTAACAAAGGCGTGCCTCTTGGCAAAGTCACTGTATTCGCTGGAGAAAGCGGTTCAGGCAAGTCTTTCATTTGTTCGGGCAACTTGGTGCGCCATGCGCAACAACAAGGAATCTACGTAGTTCTAGTAGATAGTGAAAACGCACTTGATGAAAAATGGTTGCACGATCTAGGTGTAGACACCAGTGAAAGCAAATTGCTTAAACTAAACATGGCTATGATTGATGATGTAGCAAAGACTATCAGTGAGTTTATGAAATCATATAAAACATTACCTGAGACTGATCGTCCTAAGGTATTGTTCATCATTGACTCACTAGGTATGTTGTTGACTCCAACTGACGTTAATCAGTTCGAAGCAGGTGATATGAAAGGTGACATGGGTCGTAAGCCTAAAGCACTAACCGCACTTGTTCGTAACTGTGTTAATATGTTCGGTAGTCATAACGTTGGCTTAGTCGCAACTAATCACACATATGCATCACAAGACATGTTTGATCCAGATGATAAAATCAGTGGTGGTCAAGGTTTCGTTTACGCAAGTTCTATTGTAGTTGCTATGAAGAAATTGAAACTCAAAGAAGACGAAGATGGTAACAAGATTTCTGATGTAATGGGCATTCGAGCCGCTTGCAAGATTATGAAAACTCGTTATGCTAAACCTTTTGAAAGTATTCAAGTTAAGATTCCTTATGAATCAGGAATGAGTCCTTACTCTGGTTTGACTGATATGCTTGAGAAATCAGGTGCATTGAAAAAAGAAGGAAACAGTCTTGTATACACTACTAAAGACGGTGAAATTCTTAAGTCATTCCGTAAGGGTTGGGAAGCTAACAAAGATGGTTGCTTAGACAAAGTTATGTTAGAGTATACTGGTGCAACTAAAAGTACTGTAACAGCAGAAGCAGAAGTAGAGGTAGCAGAATGAGTTTAACTTTGGTTACAGAAGTATGGGAAGTATTGCGTGACCATGTTGATTTCAATGACCGAGGTGATGCAGCCGACTCTTTAGTAAATTTCTTGATGGATAACAACTATGAGGTTGACGATATCAAAGATGCATTTAAAGATAAAGATATTACTAAGGCACTGAAGGGATATGCAGAACAACATTTCCAAGAAGAAGAATACGAAGACTACGAAGAAGACATCGACACTGATGAATGGGATTAAATGTCAAGCAACTGGTATACCCGTGTAAGCGCCGATCTTTCAAAAATACCTGATTTCTTATCATACTATGATGCAGAGTTGGCCTCAGCAAAGAGTGATGTTAAGATATATGGTAACGTAGAGAAAAACATTTCTGCGTTACCGGGTATTACAGAGCACCGCTTTAATCAACTACAAGAGATTGAAGCTGTGCTACAATACCTTAATCTTCAATTACGCAAGATTCGGCGTAAACACTTTCAAAAATATTTAGAAGCATACAACCGTGCATTGAGTGATAGAACTGCTGAAAAGTACGTTGAAGGTGAAGATGAAGTTATTGATATGGAAACAATCATTAATGAAGTAGCACTATTACGCAACAAATGGTTGGGTACAATGAAGGGTTTAGATTCAAAGAATTTCATGCTTGGGCACATTGTTCGTTTACGAGCCGCTGGCATGGAAGACATAACAGTTAGTTAAGGATAATATAATGGCAACACTTAGCACACGCAACATCAACACTATTCCACCATTGACCATCGCAGGTGGTTACAGTAGTGTAAATCTTTCATCTAATAATGTTTTTAGTTTAGATTCATTTATGAATGATAGAAACCTACATCCCGCGGTTAAGAAATATGAAATCTATGAGAGTCCAACAGATTTACTAGCACTAAGTAGCGCATGGAAAAGAATGCGTGATAATGGATCTGCGCAAGGTAGAATTGCTAAACTGTTAGATAATGAGTTGTTTCAATCATTGTCTAGGCAGGATTATGAACAGGCTGAAAAAATTCGTGATTACTATAGTAAAAAAATAGTGATGTGGAAACTTAAAGGTGACCCAATGTCTAGCTATAGAAATGATTTGAGTTCATTTGTGCATAGTGATGGGACAAAGTTCCCCGAGTCGATGTTAGGCTTGGCTTATTACTTACCTGCATTCTATGAATATGATATCCAACTAGATGATGTCCGACTACAGGTCGAATCTACCGGTATAACAACGAAGCCTATGATTAGTACTAGTAGAACGTTTACTCCTATCAAACGCATTGTTCAAAAAACTAAGCGAATTAGTTCAGTACAATATTGGTTGAAAGATGTAGACAGTAACCATGCCGCATCAATACATATTGAAACAAAAAATCAACTAGAACATTTGTGGAATCACATTTTCAACACCTCTGATACCATTGCAATCAATGGAAATTTCCATCATAAACAACGTGATAATTTTGAATACTTGAGTATTACAAATTGGGAACTAGCCCGAATTTGACAATAAATGGATTTGGCTATACAATAGAGTCTTATTCAGTTGAAAGGGCTTTATGGGTTACAAAGTTGTTGCTGACAAGTATCAGATGGATGAAATGCGTACCAAATATGGTCCTCGCAAAGGTCTAGAAGGACCCTTCAATTTCTCCGGTCGAGTGTTGTATTATGACAACAAAGAAGGTTCCTACTATGATCCCACTACAGACTTCTATGTGGAATCGTCAGAAATGGCTATAATCCACTCTAAAATTGTTGACATTCTAAAGGCTTGAAATTTGACAATAAATGGGTATTGTGCTACAATACTTGTATTGAAACTGATAAAGAGGATTACGAAATGACTACAGAATTCAAATCTTGGGACGAGTTGTCACAGTTAGAACAAGCCCGTGAAATCTACTGGGACATGTACAAGGATGCTTATGGTGTTCGTCCTCGTGGTATTGACACTAGTTCTTGGACACTCGAACAGTTTGAAGCTGAGTTTGAAGGCCTCGGTGTAGCTATTGAAGCCGAAGAAAAGGTACGTGTTGCGTCAGAACAACACTCTGTTTTCTCTTTTGAGAAACGTATCAGTGACCTGATGTTCTCGGGTGCTAAGGATCGTGCTACCGCAATGCGCTGGATCCACGAAGCTGAGGAAACTCAGGGCGATGATGAGTACCTCTGCTATACATTAGGTTTGCCCTATCAGTATTTTCGCAAGGCCGCTTAAGGCTTAAAATTTGACAATAAATGGGTATTGTGCTACAATACTTGTATTGACACTGAAACAAAGGAAATTAAATGTCTACTATTCGTATCAAGTCAGGTTCTTATCGTAAAATTGACGTTAAGAACGAAGTGTTCACTCTTATTAAAGGATATCAAGTGGGAGTTAAAGGTGGTTTTGTGACAGTAAAAAATGATGGACAGTTCCCCGGCTGGGGCGATACTGTTAAGGTTAATGTTGACAAGCAAGATTCTATTGAATTTTTGTCAGGCAAACCCTCTACTCATGTTAAAGAAACTGTAACAGAGTCAGAGGTAGAAGCAATGGACCGTATTGCAACACGTTTTGCAGTACTTGATGAAATGTCTAAGGCATGTATCAGTGGTGACATTCGTGCTATGATTGTGACAGGTCCTGCAGGTATCGGCAAGTCACACGGTGTAAACTTGCAAATGGAAAAAGCAAGTATGTTTGACAGACTTGCAAGCAAAAAAGTTCGCTTTGAAGTTGTCAAAGGTGCTATGTCAGGTATCGGCCTGTTCGCTAAGTTGTACAAATTTAGTGATGCTAAAAACGTTCTTGTTTTTGATGATTGTGATATCTGGGAAGATCAAGATGCTATCAACGTACTCAAAGGTGCGCTTGATTCAGGCAAGACACGCCGCATTAGCTGGAACAAAGATTCACGTATCTTGCGTGAAGAAGGTATCCCTAACAGTTTCAACTTTAACGGCTCAATTATTTTCATTACAAACAAATCGTTTGATGCAAAAAAAGCTGGCAAGATGCAACCTCACTTAGATGCGTTGCAGAGTCGTTGTCACTTTCTGGACCTGACAGTTGATAGTGAGCGTGACAAAATGTTGCGTATCAAGCAAGTGCATCGTGATGCTGATGGTGGTTTGTTTGCTGATTATGATTTTACTCAAATTCAGACAGATGAAATCATGTCGTTCATTTGGGACAATCATACAAAATTGCGTGAAGTGTCCTTGCGTATGTGTTTGAAGGTTGCTGACTTAGTTAAGATCAGTGCTAACTGGCGCGAACTTGCTAAAGCAACTTGCATGAAGGCATAACCCCTGCAGTGTGCGTAGCGGCAATGACAATAAGTCCGCTTCGATAAGTTTTTCATTGTTTCTTTCTTTAGTTAATTTCGGGGAACTTATGTTCCCCTTTTTTTGCCAGTAACTATTGTGTTACTGCCTGTATAAGTATATAATGAATGATGACAAAAAAGCCTAATACTAAAGAACAATTGGTAGATTATCTATCAAAGTACATAAGTCTGGGCACTTACGATAAAAAGTTTGTGAATAACCTTTTGCAACTTAATATTGCCGCAGGTAAATCAGTTACTACGAATCAATCCGCATTGTTAGACAAAATTGTTTTACGATATCAACGTCAATTGGCAAAGGCTGAATTGAGTAGTATTGAATTGGTTAGGTTGTCTTGGACTGTTCCTCCTATTGAAAGTTCACCTATATATACTGAGGCTCATGTCTCTATTATGGATGATACTACTATAATTATTCATAGCCCTTATAAAAAAGATTTTGTAAAAGAATTAAAGAATCTCGAATACATGAATTGGGACCGAGAAAATAAAATGTGGTCTGCGGTAGCATCAGAACAAACACTGAAATCAATCTTGGAAATAGTTACTGAATATTATGACAAAGTAAACTATTGCCCTATTGTTCAACAGGCAATT